TCAAGAAGGTAGACCCGTATGGCCAGAGTATGACGATCATGCTATGAGTGGTGAAGTAGACTATGATCCAGATCATGCATTACAAGTGGGTCTTGACTTTGGTTTAACTCCAGCAGCAGTGGTAGGCCAAAGATTACCTAATGGTCGATGGGTTATCTTAGATGAGATTGTTACATTCGATATGGGGCTTGAAAGATTTGGTCAGCAGTTATTAGCAGAACTCAATGCCAAGTATCCTAAAGCACAAGTTATGTTATGGGGTGACCCAGCTGGTATGCAACGAGATGCTATTTATGAAGTCACAGCATTTGATTATTTACGCACATTAGGATTACGCGCACAGCCAACACCATCTAATGATTTTAAAGTTAGACGAGAAGCCGCAGCTGCACCTATGCAAAGATTAATTGCTGGTAAACCAGGATTAATTGTTAATACTAAATGCAAGATGATTCGTAAATCCTTAGCCGGTGGTTATCATTTCAAGCGCGTATCAGTCGGTGCTGGTCAAGAACGATTTAGAGATGCGCCAAATAAAAACGAACACTCACACGTAGGTGATGCATTTGGATATCTATTGCTAGGTGGTGGTGAACATAAGCGTATGACTAAGAGTCCATTGTCAGCATCAACTATTATTGCTCAAACTGTAGCATCATCAGAGTTCAATGTATTCGATTAGTCCAGAAATCTTAGCGGGATTACCACATGTAAAAGGTAGCTATTATATGCCTTTTCATCCAGATCATTTAGATACTTTAGACGATATCGATGAATATGTAAATGCTATGGGATATGAGGAATTTAAAGCTCAAATTATTAATCAAGCTAGTCGTGGACCCGTTATTACAGCATTTTATTATGGACGACCAGCTGCCGTATTTGGCTGTGGCATATTGTGGCATGGTGTAGCAGAAGCATGGTCTTTGCTTACACAGCAAGCTAAGCGATATCCAATAGCGACACTTAAGGGCGCAAATTCATTTTTAGATATCTGTTGGGTTACGTTTAACTTGCACAGATTGCAAATATCTGTTAAAACTAGTGATGCTGTGGCTTTACGTTTTGCAAGAGCTTTAAAGTTCGTTGAAGAAGGTATTATGGAAAAGTATAGTCCAGATCAGCAAGATTATACATTACTTAGGAGATTATGACATGGGCATGTTAATGGGCGGTGGAGGCAAGCCAGATACTTCGGCTGCTGAAGCTAGTTTAGCCTTGCAAAAAAAGCAAGCAGCGGACGCTGAAGCAAGAGCATTGGAAGAAAAACGTATGTTAGCAGAACAGGCTGCTGGCAGACGTAGAGCTAGAGGAGCATCTGGAGAACGAGTATTATTATCAGAAGCAAGACTAACTCCAGAAACCGGCATTGAAGAAACATTGGGCGTTAAAGAAACAACAACATCTTAAGGAGAAAATTATGGGCGGACGTTCATCATCACCACCACCACCACCACCACCAGAACCAGTAAAACCAGTAGTTACCGATACAGCAAAAGCTGAAGCTTCAGCATCTGCGGCAAGTAAACGTGCAAGACAAAGACGATCATCTTTACTTGTATCAGCTACAACGCCAGAATCATTAGGCACTGGTGAATCATTAGGCACTGGCGGAGGCGTATAATGAAAGACAACAAAATGCAAGCCAAAGTTAAGAAAGTTATGCGTGAGTATAAAAAAGGCACGCTTCATTCTGGCAAAGGTGGACCAGTTGTTAAATCACAAAAGCAAGCCGTTGCTATTGCAATGAGTGAAGCTGGAATGGCTAAAAAAGGATATTAATATGAAAGAAGTCTGGGATAAGGAAAGACCAAAAGATTTAGGTAAGCCTAAAAAATTATCACCTATGCAAAAAGCAGCAGCAAAGCAAATGGCTAAAAAAGCTGGTAGACCATATCCTAATCTTGTGGACAACATGAGGGCATCTAAAAAATGAAAGCAGAATTATCAGTAGAGTTAGATGACGACGATATTAAATCTAGCGCTAAATTTGTTGAGCAAGCTGTAAAACTTATGATGAAATATTCAAAAGATAAAAAGCAAGGCTTAATGGATTCAGAAGAAGATATGATGGAAGATAATGGCGATTAATATATTACGTGAGTCGGATACTACTAAATCACGACATGTTAATCCAGCTTATGTAGATAAAGATGGAATTAGTTATATTGCTAGTTCTGATAAACCATTTCCTAATATAGATGTAAATCATTTACGTCTACATGAAGGACGTGCATTTTATTGTTATAAGTTATATCCAAACTCAGCTCAATTAGCTGCCGGTGCAAGTATTGATATTGCAGTCGCATGGGCTAGTGGAATTAAGCCACATCTTGTATATGATGCAAATTGTGGTGGTGATGCAGAAATATATTTATATGAAGGAGCTGTAGTGACTGGTGGCACAGCATTAACATCTTTTGCTAGAAATAGAACAACTGCTATTACAAGTGCAAGTGCAATATTGCTTAATCCTACAGTGACATCAGTAGGCACATTATTAGAAGCAGAGTTTATTGCTGGAGGCACTGGTAAAAAATCTGGCGGTGGTATTGCTGGAACAACAGAGCAAATATTAGCACCATTAACAACATATTTATTTAGATTAACTAATGTGAACGGAACAGATCACATGGCTTACTTACATTTAGAATGGTATGAATAATGACATTAAAAAAACATCAAAATCCTAAAGGTGGTTTAAATGAAGCTGGAAGAAAGTATTTTGAAAAAAAAGAGGGCGGAAATCTACAATCACCAGTCAAGAGCGGTGTTAATCCTAGGCGTGTGTCTTTTGCTGCTCGCTTTGGTGGAATGGCTGGTCCGTTGGTAGATGAAAAAGGTAGGCCTACAAGATTGAAGTTAGCATTAAAAGCATGGGGATTTGGTAGTAAAGAATCAGCCAAGAAATTTGCAAATACACATAAGAAAGATTAATTATGGCAGAAATGATGAGATTATCCGCAGAGGATGTTTTAAAACGACACGATAAAGCTCTTACTAAAAAAGAGGACTTTAGAAACTTATACGAAGAATGTTATGAGTTTGCATTGCCACAACGTAATCTTTACGATGGCTATTATGATGGTAAAACATCTGGCCAGAAAAAGATGAATCGTGTATTTGATGCAACAGCTATTAACTCTACACAACGATTTGCTAATCGTATGCAATCTGGCATATTCCCACCACAACGTAAATGGTGCAGATTAGAGCCAGGCACAGATATTCCAGAAGCAAGAAAACAAGAAGCACAAGCAGCGCTAGATGTGTATGCAGATAAGATGTTTGCTGCATTAAAGCAATCTAACTTTGATATTGCTATTGGTGAATTCTTACTTGATTTATCTGTAGGCACTGCTGTGATGATGGTGCAACCAGGTGATGATATTAATCCAATTAACTTTATTCCTGTGCCACAATTCTTAGTATCATTTGAAGAAGGTGCTAATGGTCAAGTAGATAATGTATATAGACGTATGCGTCTTAAAGGCGAGTCTATTATGCGTCAATGGCCAGATGCAAATATTCCAGCAGACTTACAAAAGAAAATAGATCAAAAGCCAACAGATGAATTAGATTTTATTGAGGCTACTATTTTAGATCAAAAGCGTGGTGATTTTTGTTATCACGTGATTCATAAAGAATCTAAGACTGAATTAGTCTATAGACGAATGAATACTAGCCCATGGATTGTATCACGTTATGCAAAAGTAGCTGGTGAAATCTATGGCCGTGGTCCATTAATTACTGCATTACCAGATATTAAAACACTTAATAAGACATTAGAGCTTGTATTAAAGAACGCATCATTAGCAATCTCTGGCGTTTATACAGCAGCAGATGATGGCGTATTGAATCCTAATACAGTTAAGATTGTTCCTGGCGCTATTATTCCCGTAGCACGTAATGGTGGCCCACAAGGAGAATCTCTAAAAGCATTGCCAAGAGCTGGCGATTTTAATGTATCACAAATCATTATGAATGATTTACGTATGAGCATTAAACGTATATTACTAGATGAATCTTTACCACCAGACAACATGTCAGCACGTTCAGCTACGGAAGTGGTAGAAAGAATGAAAGAATTATCACAAAATCTAGGATCGGCTTTTGGCAGACTTATTAACGAAACTATGATTCCATTAGTCACTAAGATACTATCAGTCATGGATAGTCGTGGTATGATTAACTTGCCATTAAAGGTTAATGGACTTGAAGTTAAGGTGTCAGCAGTAGCTCCACTTGCTATGGCTCAAGCTATGGAAGATGTGCAGAACGTATTACAATATGCACAGATCGCTCAAGGCGTAGGACCACAAGGTCAATCTATGATTAAAATAGATTCTATGTTAGAGTTAATTGCAGAGAAGTTAGGTATACCACAACGCATACTTAATACAGCAGAAGAACGTATGATGATTCAGCAACAACAAATGCAAATGGCTGCTGTGGCAGCTCAAGCAGCACCAGAGCAAGTTCCAGAGATGGTTAAAGGTGCTATGCAACAAGGAGCTATGTAATGGCTGGATGGGAAGATTTAGAACAAGGATTGCCACTAGATGTTAGAGATGTTAATCAAGCTAGAGAAGATTTAGATAGATTAGCATTACGTGTATTAGGTGGTGACGATGGAAAGAAGTTAATGGATTGGTTACGCCAATCTGTTTTAGAGCAACCAGTTGCCTTGCCTGGTAGCGATTCTAGTTATGCTTACTACCGAGAAGGTCAGAACAGCATAGTCAGAGATTTAGAAGCAAGGTTAATTCGTGCAAGGAAAATCAAATGACAGACGACGTAATCGAGCCTAGCAGCTCTGAGGAAGTTTCTCAAGACTCTGGCCTACTCGATAATGTAAATGTAGAACCAGCAGCAAACACAGATCCAAACGCAACAGCAATATCACATCTTGATACTCCAGAAGATGATGATGGCCCATTAGAAAGACCAGATTGGTGGCCAGAAAACTTTTGGAAAAAAGATGATGCAGAACCAGATCTAGAAGCGATTGCAAAATCATGGACAGATCTTCGTAAGCAAATCTCACAAGGTAAACACAAAGCACCAGCAGATGGTAATTATGACTATTCAGCTTTTGGCAATACACCAGAAGATGATCCTGTTCGTGGCCATGTAGCAACATGGGCTAAAGAACATGGTGTTAGCCAAGCTGCATTAGATGACTTAGTAAAACCTATTGTAGAGATGAATGCTAACTTAGCACAAACATCTACATTCAATGTAGAACAAGAGCGTAAATCTTTAGGCCCTAATGCTGATGCTAGAATTAAAAGCATTGTGCAATGGGGAACAGGCTTAGTTCAAAAAGGTGTATGGAGTAAAGACGACTTTGAAGAATTCAAGTTTATGGGTGGAACAGCTAAAGGGATATCTGCTTTAGAGAAACTTCGTGGTGCTTATGAAGGCCGAGTGCCAACAGATAGCTCTCCAGAAGGAAACGCTCCAACAAAAACTGAACTTTATCAATTGGTCGCTGATCCAAGATACCAGACAGATAAAGCGTTTAGAGAGAAAGTAGAGAAACAATTCCAAGAAGCTTTTGGTTAAAACGCAAATAGCTTCAAATAGCCCCCTTGATTGGGGGCTTTTTTTTGCATTTTACACAAAACACTTGCACATTTTTGTAAATTGTGTTAAAAATCCTCCAAGGCTAATTGCATTCGCAACCCTTCACACAAGTAGCGTCTTGTCGGCTGGCTATCGTAAATAGCAAGCAACGGCCCAGAACGTCTGGCTAACCAAAGCGATAAACTTTATTTTTTATCAATTCTAGGAGAATAACATGGCTATTGGATTATCTAATGCTTTTGTAACCCTCTTTGATGCCGAAGTTAAACAGGCTTACCAAGGTAAGGCAAAGTTAGTTGGTGCAGTTCGCCAAAGACGCGGCGTTGAAGGATCAGTAGTAAAATTTCCTAAAGTAGGCAAAGGTGTTGCTACTTTAAGAGTTCCACAAACAGACGTAACACCTCTAAATGCTGGCTGGAGCCAAGTAACTGCTACTTTAGCAGATTGGAATGCAGCTGAGTATTCAGACATTTTTATGCAACAAAAAGTAAACTTTGACGAAAGACAAGAGTTAGTGCAATTAGTATCTAACGCTATTGGCCGTCGTCAAGACCAAATGATTCTTGATGCACTTGCTGCATCTGGCACATCATTAACTGTTGGTAACGACATTGGCACAACAGACTCTAACCTTAACGTAGCTAAATTACGTGAAGCTAAACGTCTATTGGACAAAAACAACGTTCCACCAGAAGGTCGTCACATTGTTATCCATGGTAACAACTTGGCATCATTACTTTCAGAAACAGCAGTAACTTCTTCTGACTTTAATACAGTTAAGGCTCTTGTAGCTGGTGAACTTAATACATTCTTAGGTTTCACATTCCATGTATTAGGTGATCGTTCAGAAGGTGGTTTAGCAATTGATGGTTCTTCAGACAGAACAGTATTTGCGTTCCATAAAGACGCTGTTGGTTATGCTGAAGGTATTGCACCTAAGACAGAGATCAATTACATTCCAGAAAAGACA